AAGATTTAAAAGGTTACAATCTAAGTTTCCCAAAATTATTGATAAAGGAATATTACAAGCTGGTTTTCAATTATTAGATATTATCAGAACTAAAACAGCAAAAGGTATTGATGTTAATTCAAGAAAGTTTGCACCTTATAGTTCAAGTTATTTAAAAAAATTAAACAGAGAGGGTAAAAAAACAGCAGTTGATTTATTTTATACGGGTCGAATGTTAAGTGCATTAACACCAAGCGGAAAAACTGTAAGAAAAACAGGAAAGCATAAAATAACTTTAGGTTTCTCTAATGCTGAAATGAGACAGAGAGCATTATTTAATCAAGTATTAAACGAACCTAAAAGAGTATTTTTTGGCTTTAATGATAGAACAGAAAAGATTATACAGAATACTTTTAATAAGTTTATAAAAAAACAATTTAGAGATATGAAATTATGAGTGTAAGAGAAAACATAGCATCAAACTTACTTACTGTTATAGGAAACATATCTAGCCCTATAACAATCAAAAAAGCTACAAGACAACCTTTTCCTATTGATGAACTTTCAGAACAGCAATACCCAGCAGTAATAGTTCAAACATCAGAAGAAACAAGAGATGATTCGGAACTAGGAAGTGGTGCAAGAACAAGACACGGCACGATTGATTTTATAATATCAGGTTTTGTTAAAGGTGCAGAAACTAACATAGACACTAAAAGAAACGAGTTAATCACAGCTATTGAAACTGCTGTTGAAACTGATATTACAAGAAATGGTAACGCATTAGATACAATGGTCGTATCTTGTGAAACTGACGAGGGTTCGTTATTCCCTGTTGGTGGCATTAGAATGACAATTAGATGTATGTATGAGTATCAATCAGGAACACCATAAGGAGATATAAATGGATAAAATTATAAACAAAATACAAAAGAAAATAGATGCAATAGAAAAATTACACGATAAGGAAAGTCTTATGTGTGAAGAAGTCAAAGACCTTTTAGAAGAATTAAGAGAAAATTCAGTAGAGGAGTCTATTGAAGAAGATGATTTAGACGAGGATTTTGACGAAGAAGAAATTGACGAGGACGAGGATAAGTAGTAAAAGGATTTATTATGGCTAAAGATATTAAATTATATAAAGATGGGAACGAAGTTACAATTAACGAAACTCAACTTGAAAATTTTATAGCACTTGGTTATAAGCAACAAAACGATAAAAAAGATAAACCAAAAAAGGAAAATAAAAAATGGCAACACATCACGGAAAAGAAGGTGTAGTTAAAGCGGGTGGAACTGCAATCGGAGAATTGACAGGATTCACAATAGAAACTACTGCTGATGTTGTAGAGGATACAGAAATATCAGATGCAACAAAATCATTCTTAGCTGGAAGAACATCATTTTCAGGAACTTTAGAAATGAATTATGATGAAACAGACTCTCCTCAACAAACTTTAACTGTTGGAAGTTCAATAGCTTTTATCTTATTACCTGAGGGTGATACATCAGGAGACGAAAGCTTTACAGGTACAGGAATTGTTACAGGAATGTCAGTTAATAATGCTATGGACGCAGTAATATCAAGAAGTGTTACTTTTCAAGGTACAGGTGCTTTAACTAGAGGAACTGTCTAATATTAATTTATGTCAGTAATAGATAGAGTTAAAACTCACTTTGAGTCACTTCAAACGATTACGATTGAAGTTGAAGAATGGAAAGACGAACACGGCAAACCATCTATATTTTATTCTGAACCTTTAACATTAGAAGAAAAGAATATTATCTTTAAGAAGTCTAGTAATTTTCAAGACTTAAATGTTCTTGTTGATTTACTTATAATGAAACTTCAAGTTAAAGATGATAAAGGAAATCTTAAAAAAGCTTTCCAACCTGAAGATAAATTTGCTTTAAGAAAAAAAGCAGACTCTAATGTAATCGCAACTGTTGCTAATCGTATTCTTGTAGATACTAATTACGAGGAAGCCGAAAAAAAGTAGAAAGCGACCCTGATGTCAGGTCGCTATTAGTAATAGCAGACAGATTGCACATCACAATCCAACAAGTTTTAGATATGCCTGTAAGCCATTATAATCTTTGGTTAGCTTACTTGAAAAAAGAGCAAGATGAGTATAAAACAAAGAAATCACTAGCTGAAGCAAAAAGGTATAATTTATAATGGCAAATCAAAGACTCAATATAGACATAGTAGCACGAGATAAATCTCAACAAGCTTTAGGGAAATTACAAGGAAATTTACAAAGAGTAAGACAATCTGTATTTAATTTAAGAAATGCTTTTATAGGATTAGGTGCTGGTATAGTCTTAAAAGGTTTTTTTAATGCTGGAGTTCAAATAGAAAATCTTGAAGTTCAATTAAATGCTTTATTCAAATCAGCAGACAAAGGTAAGAACGCATTAAAAACACTTACTGCTTTTGCGGCAACAACACCATTTGAATTATCTAATATTCAACAAGGTGTAACTGCACTTGTTACTGTTAGAAAACAAGCTGAAGAAGCTGGAATATCGTTTGAAGAATTATTAACTATTACAGGTAACACAGCAGTTATTCTAGGTGGAGATTTTGCTTTAGCCGCATTACAAATTCAAAGATCATTTAGTGCTGGTATCTCTAGTGCAGAATTGTTTAGAGAACGAGGTGTTAAAGCAATGGCGGGTTTCAAAGAGGGAGTTAGTATAAATGGAAAACAATCAGCAATAGGTTTGAAAAAAGCTTTTGGTAAAAACGGAGAGTTTGGAAAACTTATGGAAGATTTAGCCCAAACTACATTTGGAACTATAACTAACTTAAAAGATGCTTTTTTTATATTTCAAGTAGATGTAGCACAAGGTTTTTTTGGTGCATTAAAAGAAAATTTAGGCGATCTTAAAAAGACAGTAGAAGCAAATAGAAAAGAAATTGCAGAGTTTGGTGCAATGATAGGTGCTGGTTTAAGTTCAGCAATACAATTTACAGCTAAAGCCGCTAAATTACTTAAAGATAATTTAAATTTAATTATAGAAGCCGTTAAAATTCTAATAGCATTTAAACTTATTAAATTTTTCTTTAATCTTTCAACAGCAATAATGGCGGCAAGAGGTTCAATGTTGCTTTTTAATAAAGCAGTTAAAAAAAATCTATTAATAGCTGGTGCGGCAGTTTTAATTACTCAATTAGACAATATTATAAAAAAAATAAGAGAAATTAGAGGAATATCAGAGGAAACAATAGAAACTGATGTTGCGCCATCAATAGATATTAAAAAACAAATACCTGAAGCATCAATGATTGATAAGATTAATTTTCAATTCCAAGTGCTTTTCAAAACAATAGAAGATGGTAATAAAAATAAACTAGAGAAATTTAGAGATAATTTTAAAAAGATTGGAGAAATAGTAGGAACATCAATCAATAATGGAATAACTAAAATGTCTGATGGTATTGCAAGATCAATTATATTAGGTGAGAATTTAGCAAATACATTTAAAAAAATGGCACAAGAACTCGCCATTAAAGTATTGAGTGCAATTATTGAAATTATTGCGAGAAAAACAGTAGAATTAGCAATAGAAAAATTAATTACTAGAGAAAAAGAAAAACAAGCAAAACTATCTCAACAAGAAGCTATGGGTAGTACATTTTCAAGTTTATTCTCCTTTGCTGGTAAATTTTTTGATAAAGGCGGTGCAGTATCAAAAGGACAACCCGTTGTAGTAGGTGAAAGAGGTGCTGAACTATTTATACCAAATCAAACAGGACAAATTACACAATCAGCTAGAGGAACAGGAACAGGTAATGTCAATGTTAATTTTGCAATAACAACTTTAGATGCTTCAGGATTTCAAGATATGTTAATTCAAAACAGAGGAACAATATCAAACATAATTAATCAAGCAGTTAATGAAAGAGGGAGTAATAATTTAGTATAATGAGTGGTGCTTTTCCTATATCAAGTGCAAAATTCTCAACTATGGGAATTAAATCTATACAAAATACAATTATCTCTAAATCAGATAGTGGTAAAAAATTAGCACGTCAAATAGATGGTCAAAGATTTGCATTTACAGTTCAAATAATTACAGGAACTAGAGCAAGTGTTTATGGAGAACTAATGGCTTTTATTATGAAGCAAAGATCAGGAAAAGAAAACTTTACAATTATTCCACCTGAAATAGAAGATGCTAGAGGAAATGAGACAGGCACAGTATTAGTTAATGGTGTTCACGCAGTAGGAGACACAACGATTGCAATGGACGGACATCATAATGATAACCCACACGCTTTCAAAGCTGGAGATTTTATTAAATTTGCATCACACAGTAAAGTTTATATGATAGTTGCAGATGTCCAAGCATCAAGTAATGCTTCAACAGTTACAATAGAACCACCTCTTATTACAGCAGTTGCAGATGATTCAGTTGTCACTTACGATAATGTTCCATTCACAGTTTATCTAACTTCTGATATACAAGAGTTCGGTGCTGTTGGTGCAGACAATGATGGTGCAGTTTATTACGAATATCAATTTGATGTTGAGGAAGCTTTATAATGAAATACTTGGTAAAACATTGGATAAATGTAGATATGATTGCAGAAGAAGTAATTGATGGTAAAGATGTAGATTTAAAAACAAATAATATAGGAAAGCACGAAGAACCATCAGAAAATGCAAACTATGTTGTTTCAGATAATATAAAAGTTAAAAGGAGAACAATAGAAGAATATGACGAGAAGTCTGACGACAGCAGTAAAGAACGAATTAGCGACTAATGACATTAGACCCGTTCATCTTATTACAATCGGTTTTTCTAGCCCTGTTAATATTACTGATTGTTCTTTCCCTTTAACAAGTTCAGTATCAGGTTCTAGTGTGACCTATACTGCGTCTGATTTCATTATGGGTCTTTCTAATTTTACAGAGGAAACAGACGTAACTAAAACATCATTAACATTATCATTATCAGGAGCAGACCAAACATTTATCTCAACAGTATTAAATGAAAATGTAGTAAATGATAGTGTAGATATATTTAGAGGTTTTTTAAACGACTCTAATGCTCTTATAGCTGACCCTTTTTTATTATATTCAGGAACAATAGATACTTTTGGAATATCAGAAAATAAAACGGCAAGTACATTGAATTTGCAAATTGTTTCTCATTGGGCAGATTTTGATAAAACAAATGGACGTAAAACAAATAATACATCTCAGCAAAGATTCTTTAGTGCAGATGTAGGTATGGATTTTTCATCTCAAACAGTACAAGATATTAAATGGGGTAGGTCATAATGGGTTGGGGTAATCCGTTTAAAGCGGCTAAAAAATTAGTTAAAGCTGTTGTAACAGCACCTATTAAAATTGTATCTAAAGCTTTATCTTGGATAGCACCTAAACCACCTGAAATACCTGATTTTGGAACAACTGATTTTGACGATTTTGAAACAGGTATTTTACTAAACAAACAATCCAATGACGCAAATATTCCTGTTATTTATGGAACAAGATTAGTTGGTGGAACTAGAGTTTTTATGGAAACTTCAGGAACAGACAATACTTATCTATATATGGCTATTGTTCTTGGAGAGGGTGAAATAAACGATATAACAGAAATTAGAGTTGATGATAAAGCTGTGACTTGGGCAAGTGATTTAGCTGATAATACAGAAGTTGAAGTAGGAAGTGGAGATAGTAATTTTTTTAAAGATTCAGCAAGTTTGATTAGAGTAGAACCTCATTTTGGGTCTGATAGTCAAACTGCATCTACACTATTATCTACATTATCATCTTGGGGAAGCAACCATAGACTTAGAGGAATTGCTTATTTAGCTTTAAGATTCAAATGGAATCAAGATGCTTTTAGTTCTATTCCTAAAGTTCAAGCAGTAGTACAAGGTAGGAAAGTTGTAACTTTAGCGGCTAATCTATCAGAACAAACAGCAAGTTTTTCAAGTAATCCAGCATTTTGCTTATTAGATTATTTAAGAAATGAAAGATATGGAAAAGGTATTGCAACAGCAGATATTGATTTACAAAGTTTTTATGATGCTTCGCAAGTTGCTGTAACACAAGTCACACCCTATTCAGGTGGTTCAGATATTAATATATTTGATTGTAATGCGGTTTTAGATACATCAAAAAAAATTATTGAAAATGTTAGAACTCTTTTAAAAGGTTGTCGTGGTTATCTTCCTTATACAGGTGGAAAATATAAGTTAATTATTGAAACAACAGGTTCAGCTTCTATTACACTTACAGAAGATGATATTGTTGGTGGATATACACTTAATAGTGAAAATAAAAACGATAAATATAACAGAGTTATTTGTAGTTTTGTAAATCCTGATAGAAACTATCAAGTAGATGAAGTTCAGTTTCCGCCAATAGATGATTCAGGTTTAGCAAGTGCAGATCAACACGCAACAATGAAAACTGCTGATGGTGGTTTTTTATTAGAGGGTAGATTCGATTTTCAAACTATAACTTCTCCATATCAAGCAGAAGAAATGGCAGAGATAATTCTTAGAAGAAGTAGAGAAGCATTGAAATTAAGTATTAATGTAAGTGGAGATGGATATGATCTTGCAATAGGAGATATTGTAAATATAACACACGCATCATTAGGTTTTTCTGCAAAACCATTTAGAGTTTTAGCTGTAAGTTTTAATGAAGATTACACAATAGGTTTAACATTAGTTGAATATCAAGCTACTCATTATACTTGGGCTAGTAAAACACAAGCAACAACAGTTCCTAGTACAACACTTCCAAATCCTTTTGTTGTTCAACCACCAGCTAGTGTTACATTAACAGACCAATTAATATCTTATAATGATGGAACTGTAATCGTAGCTTTAGATGTTCAGATAGGTGCTTCTCCTGATAGTTTTGTATCGTTCTATCAAGTAGAATATAAATTAAATAGTGAATCTGATTTTAAAATACACTCACAAGGTTCAGGATTATTTCAAAGAGTATTAAACGTAATTGACCAACAAGTTTATGATGTAAGAGTAAAAGCTGTATCATCTTTAGGTTCTTCATCAACATATGTATCTGCACAAAGAACGATTGTTGGTGCTACTGACCCAATATCAAATGTAACAGACTTTTCTTGTAATATTTTAGGAAACGAAGCCCATTTATCTTGGGAAGCCGTAACTGATTTAGACTTAGCTTATTATCAAGTTAGATATTCTACTTTAACATCAGGTGCAGAATGGCAAAACTCGGTATCATTAATTGAAAAAGTATCAAGACCAGCAACATCAGTGACAGTTCCAGCTAGAGTAGGTTCTTATTTAATTAAGGCAGTAGATAAATTAGGCAACTTCTCTTTACAAGCCACAGTAATTGCAACGAATGTAACAGCTATTGGAAACTTTAATAATGTTGCAAGTGCCACAGAATCGCCAAACTTTACAGGAACAAAAACAAACTTAACTTTAGCTAGTGATTTACTAAGACTAACTGATTTATCACAAACAGGAACTTATGACTTTGCAAGTGTTATTGATATTGGTGCAGTTCACACTTCAAGAGTTACAGCTTCATTAACACAGTTTTCAGAAGATCCTACTGATTTATTTGATTCTAAAACTGGCTTATTTGATGCGGCTAGTGGTTCGTTTGATGGAGATGCACCCGCTAACGAAAACGCACATTTAGAAATAGCTTTGTCTGATGATAATTCTACATTTACAGCATTTAGAAATTTTGTAATTGGTGATTATACAGCAAGATATTATAAATTTAGATTAGTTCTAATTTCAAGAGATGGTTCAACAACACCTGTTATTTCTGCATTATCTGTCTCTGTTGATATGGAAGATCGAATACAATCAGGTAATGATATATCAAGCGGTGCTGGCACAAAAACAGTTTCATTTACAAACCCATTTAAAACTGTTAATTATGCGGTAGGTATCACAGGACAAGGAATGGCAACAGGAGATTATTTTTTAGTAGAAAGCAAAACAATAAGTGGATTTAATGTTACTTTCAAAAATTCATCTAATACTGTAATATCAAGAACTTTTGATTTTATAGCAAAAGGATTTTAAAATATGGCAAATCACGATTATATAATAGATAACCAAACTTTCCCAGCTACTAGAACGGATTTAAATAATGCGTTATCTGCTATTGTATCAAATAACTCATCATCATCAGAACCATCAACTAAATACGCATATCAATGGTGGTATGACACATCTTCAAATACTTTAAAATTTAGAAATGCAGACAATGATGCTTGGGTATCTTTTGCTATATTTGATATGTCTAACGACACAGTTAATTTAGTAGATAGCACAGTAACCTTATCTAGCTTATCATCTTTATTTCACGATAGAGGTGCTTATGGTTCTTCTTCTGCACCAATAACTTATACAGTAACAGTTGGAACAAAAACAACAGCACACCCTTATAGTGGTGTAGGAAGTTCATCAGCATATTTTTTAGAGGGTTTAGAATCCCCAGCTTTTACATTAGGCGGTGCTGATACATCAAAACCTTATTATTATAAATTTGACCAAGCAGACGGAACAAACGCTTCACACCCTTTAAGATTTTATTTAGACGCTGGAAAAACGACAGCTTATACAACAGGAGTTACAACCAATGGAACTGCTGGTTCTGCCGGAGCATATACTCTTTTAGCAGTAGATGAATACACACCAAACATACTTTACTATCAATGTTCTTCTCACGCACATATGGGAAATCATTTAAAAGTTATTTCAAGTAAATTAAATTCAAATGGTGTAGCTTTTAAAATGCCAACAGCAGACGGGTCAGCAAATCAAGCTATGGTTACAAATGGATCAGGAGTATTATCTTTTGCTTCTATATCAGAAACTAAACCAACTATAACTTCTTCTAATTTATTTGTAGCACCAAGCACATCTTCATCAGTTACTATTGCTGGAACTAACTTTGTTTCTGTTCCAATAGTTGAAGCTATTAACTCATCAACGGGTGCAATCACTAGAGCAAGTGCAGTAACATTTACAAGTTCATCATCAATTAACGCAACATTTAATCTTGCGTCTGCATCTTATTTTATTAGAGTCGAAAATAATGATGGTAATGCAGTAAGATCATCTTCTGCTATTTTATCTGCTTCTGCTTCTCCAACTTTCAGCACATCTGCTGGTTCTATTGGAACTGTATCTGCGGGAAGTTCAGTATCATTAGCAGTAGCGGCATCATCAGACTCAACAGTAGCTTTTTCTGAAACAACATCAATTTTAACATCAAATGCTAACACACCAGCAACCACAATGAATTTATCTTTAAACAGTAGCACGGGTGCAATAACAGGAACAGCACCTAGCCCAACGGGAGATACAACTTATACTTTTACTATAAGAGCAACTGACGCAGAATCACAAACGGCAGATAGAGAGTTTTCAATTACTGTAAGTGTTGGTATAAACAACTCAGGACAATTTAACTAGGATAATATTATGGCTTCAACTCATTTATCAAGAACATCAGGCTCACCAACAAATGCTTTAAAATTTACTTATTCGTTTTGGGTTAAAGTAGCTAGTATAAGTACAAGTGATGATACATTTTTATTAGATTTTAATACTGATGATAACAATAGGTCAAATATTGGTTTTAATACTGCTCAACAATTAGTTGTTTATGAAAAAGTAAGTGGTTCAACAGTTCACTTAGTTGTAACAAATAGAGTATTTAGAGACCCTAGTGCTTGGTATCATATTACTGTAAAAGTTGATAAAACTCAATCTACAGCATCAGACAGAACAAAAATTTACGTTAATGGATTTGAAGAAACTTCTTTGTCAGCAAATACTTATCCACCTCAAAATACTGCTGGAATGATTAATACAGCAGTTTCAACTTTAATAGGTAAGTATTCACAAAACACTTATTATTTTGATGGTAGTTTAACTCATGTTCATTTTGTAGATGGCACAGCTTATGACGCTTCAACATTTGGTGAAACAGATTCTACATCAGGAATTTGGAAGCCGAAAACTGCACCAAGTGTAACTTATGGAAATAATGGTTTCTTTTTAAAATTTGAAAATAGTGGTGCTATGGGTACAGACAGTTCAGGTAATACAAACACATTTACAACAGGTGGAACAATAACTCAAAATGTAGATACACCTAGTAATAACTTTGCTACATTTAATCCCTTAGATGTTCCTGAAGTTGGAGAAAAACCAACTTATAGTTATGGAAATTTACAAGGTGCATCAACAAATGCTGGTCATATAAATGGAATTTCAAGTTTAGCTGTTCAAATTGGCAAATTCTATGCAGAGTTTAAATGTACAGGTAGGTCAGGTGCAACAGATGATTTTATAGGGGTTATTGCATCTCCAGCAGGAGATTTAGGTTCAACAAATATAAATGACGCACAATCAAATAATAAAACCTACGGCATAAGAGGAGATGGTTCTAAATATGAAGCTGGGTCAGGTTCTAGTTTTGCCGGAAGTTACGCAATCAATGACATTATAGGAGTAGCTTTAGATGTAACAAATAGTAGATTATATTTTTCTAAAAATGGACAATGGCAGAACGGAACAAGTTGGAATAGTGCATCACCTAATTCTTATATAACTATACCATCAGGTAATACTTGGCATTTCTTGTGTGGAGATACTGCTAATTCTCAAAGCTATACTTGGCAAGGAAACTTCGGTCAAGGATATTTCGGCACAACACAAGTTGCTTCTGCTGGAACTGCACCTAGTGGTGGGGGAATCTTTGAATACGATTGTCCTAGTGGTTACCAAGCATTATGTACGAAAGGTATTAACAGCTTTTAATTAATATGATAAAAAGGATTTAACTATGGCTTATATATCATTTCAACCATCAGATTATTTTAATACGTTACTTTATACAGGTAATAATACAGACGACAGAGCAATAACAGGTGTTGGATTTCAACCTGATTGGACATGGATAAAACTTCGAAACGCAACTCAACAACATGAATTATATGATGCTGTAAGAGGTGCTAATAAACCAATAAGTTCTAATTTAGCTAATGCTCAAACCACAGAAACAAATAAATTAAAATCTTTTGACTCTGACGGATTTACTTTAGGAACAAGCACATCAGTTAATAAAGCTTATAACTATGTAGCTTGGAACTGGAAAGCAAATGGTGCTGGTTCATCAAATTCAGACGGAGATATAACAGCAACAGTTTCAGCAAGCACAACATCAGGTTTTTCTATTGTTAAATATACAGGTAATGGTTCTTCAGGTGCAACTGTCGGACATGGATTAGGTTCTGATGTAAAAATGGTTATGTGTAAAGGTTTAGGAGATACTTATGGGTGGAAAGTTTTTCATACAAATTTAACTAGCGGAAAAACATTAGTTTTACAAACAACTGCGGCAGAAGATACTGACGCAAATAGAATTGCTTCTGCCAATGCTTCAACTTTTACAACAAGTGGAACTTACTCTGTAAATGAAAGTGGTAGTGATTATGTTGCCTACTGCTTTACACCAAGAAAAGGATTCTCAGCTATGGGTAGCTATATCGGCAACGGGTCGAGTGACGGAGCCTACGTACATCTCGGATTTTCCCCAGCATATATTTTAATTAAAAGAATTGACACGGCAGAAAATTGGGTAATTAATGACAACAAACAATCACCATACAACCCTACACACGATTTTTTATTAGCTGATGTTGATTCAATACCAACTGCTGGTGGCACACCAATAGATTTAGTTTCTAATGGATTTAAACTTAGAACAACATCAGTATATTCTAATGCGTCAGGCGGAACATATATCTATTTAGCTTTTGCAAAACACCCATTAGTATCTAGCAACGGAGTCCCAGCAACAGCAAGATAATGGAAATTATTTGTTATATTTTTTTAACATTATGGATAATCGGAATAACTAATTAAATAGGAGTTTAATATGCAATTAAGCAAACACTTTAAGTTAGAAGAATTTACTAAATCAATGACAGCTATTCGTAAAGGAATAAAGAATGAAGCTGGTAGTGGAGAAATAAAAAACCTCACGGATTTATGTTATGCAATACTAGAACCTGTAAGGGCAAAGTTTGAAAAGCCTGTAATTATTACATCAGGGTATAGATCGGAAGAATTATGCGAAGCTATTGGTTCTAAAAAAACATCACAACACGCAAAAGGACAAGCAGTAGATTTTGAGTTAGCTGGTGTTTCTAATTTACAAGTAGCATTATGGATTTCTAATAACTGTGACTTTGACCAACTTATTTTAGAATATTGGAAAGAAGAAGAAAAAGACCCTAATAGTGGTTGGATACATTGTTCATTTTCAGAGGGAAGTAATAGAAAACAAATCTTAACTTTTGACGGAAAATCATATAAGAATGGATTACCTGATGCTAAATGGTCAGGTGGACAATTAGTAAATTAGGGCGACTTGCTAGCGGAAGATCGCCCTTTAAACAAGGAGATAAGATGAAACTAACAAAGAAACAAAAAAAACTACCAATGGCTTTACAGAAAGCTATTATGAAAAAAAAGAAGAAAACTAAAAAAAGGAAATAACTATGCCTTATCATACAGGACACGGAAAAAAGAAAAAGAAAAAGAAAAAAGGTAAAAAGAAGAAGTAATGGTTAAGGTTGCTTCAATAAAAAATATTATTAAAGACCTAAAACCAAGACAACAAAAAACAATGAGAAGCCACGCAAGGCATCATTCTTTGAAACATATGCGAAGTATGGCTAGGTCGTTAAAAAATGGAAGCACGTTTGCTTCTGCACATACTCAAGCAATGAGGTCAGTAGGCAAGTGAGTGGTTTTACAACAACATCTACATTATCAGAAATGATAAATAAGATGAGATACAGAAAGAGAAGAACAAGTGGCAAAAAAAAGAAAAAGAAGAAGAGTCGCAAGAGATAAAGAACTTGATCTACCTAAAAAATATCTATCAGGACTTAAAGGTGGTAAGAGATCAGCTAGAGCAAGTTTAATTAAATCTATGTCAAGATTATATAAATCAGGTGCTAGAATACCAGCGTCTATGTTTAAATCTAGGAGAAAATAATGGCAGTTAAAAGAAAACCTTTATCAAAAAAAACTATCTCTATTTTAAGAGCAAAAGCAAAGACAAGAAAAAATATAACTCTTGGTATGCTAAAAAAAGTATATCGTAGAGGTCAGGGTGCTTTTTTATCTGCTGGTTCTAGACCTCGTACTTCTATGGCAAGTTGGAGTCTTGGTAGAGTCAATAGCTTTTTAAGAGGTTCAAGAAAACACGATCTTGATTTAAGAAGAAAGAGAAAGAAAAGATAATGGCTAAAAATCCGAAAACAACTAATGAACATATTATAGCGTTGTACGGACACATAACAGGTCTTAAAAAATCCATCAATAATTTGAAAACAAATCACATCAAACATCTACATATGGACGTAGAAAAAATAGACGAAAAGATAGATAGAAGATTCGACTCAATAACTAATTGGATAGTTTATGGTTTAGGTGCTGTTGCATTGCTTGTAATTACCCAACTACTTTACATTTTCTCAAATTAACTGTACAAGTAAAACTTGTATGAATCATAAAAGAATTTTAGTCATTTCTGATATGCACGTTCCATATCACCATAAAGATTCAATTAAATTTTTAAAAGAAATAAAAAAAGAATACAAACCTGATACGATAGTTAATATTGGAGACTTACTAGACTTCCACGCAATATCAATGCACTCACACGACCCTGATTTATTTTCTGCTGGACACGAATTAAAAGAAGCTAGAAAATATGTAAAAGAACTAGAGGGTATATTTCCAAAAGTAACAGAAGTAGATAGTAACCACTCTAGTCTAGTTTATAGACGTGCTTTAAAGTTTGGTATGAGTAAAGAGTTTCTTAAAGATTACGGAGACTTCTTAGGAACTAAAAAATGGAAGTGGGTAGATGATTTAACTCTTAAAATGTCGAATGGTCAGAAATGTTTTTTTACTCACGGCAGATCAGCAGACATATTAAAAGTTTCTCAAACTATGGGAATGTCAGCAGTACAAGGTCATTATCATACAAAGTTTTTAGTAAGCTGGTGGGCTAATCCTGATAATTTATTCTTTGCTATGAATGTAGGTTGTTTAATCAATCAAAAGTCTATGGCATTTGCATATGCCAAGAATTTTAAAACAAGGTTCATTTTGGGTTGTGGGGTTATAATAAATGGTATTCCTAAACTTCTACCAATGGTTTTAGATAATAAAGGTAAATGGATAGGTAAGCTTGTATGAAAAAGAGGTGCTGTAAGCGTCATATCTCAACGGAGAGGGCGATTGATAAGCAATCAGGTGGTGAGCATTACAAAAACGCAAAGATACAAGCTATCGAGTTTATAACAGCACATAAGCTTGATTTTATAGATGGTAATATAGT